CGTTAAAGGTTGTGCAGATAATTCTACTTCTTTAACTTCTTTCATAGACGCTAATTCTGTTTTTAATGCTTCGATTTCAGACTTTAAAGCATCTACATCTTCTTTTGAAAAATGCGATTCTTTAACAGTTGATTCGATTACTTTTTTAGGTGCAGTAGGTTCAGCAGCTTGTTCAACTTCTACTTCTACTTCAGGAGTTTCCTCTTCAGCAGGTGTAGCTTCTTTGATTTCAGCAATTTCACCTTCAACTGCAACAACTAAAATCATTCCGTTATCAAGAATATACTCGCCTACTGGCAAGGCAACTCTATCTTCACCATTAACAATAAACACGGCTTGACCTGCTTCGAACATTTCAGCTTCGATAACAGTACCATTGTCTAAAGTCATTTGCTCTAATTGGATTTCCATCCCTAAAAGCCTTTTGATTTCTGTTAGTACGTTTGACATATTTATAACTATTTTAAATTAAAACACTAATTGTTTAATGTTGTTGTATTTTACAAAGATTTAGAAACTCCATCTACTTGCGTAAATAGTTTTTTATAGTCCGCTGCTTTTTGTGCTAAATCTTTTTTATAAGATTCAAAACCTGTATCACCTAAACCTAATTCTTTAGCTTTTGCCATTAATTGGTCAATCATTCCAACTGCATTATTTGCATTTTGGTACGCTACTCTGATATTGTCAGAATAAGCAATAATTCCGTTAATAGCTTTGTTTTTAGCTTTGTCAACATTATCCTTTAAACCTTTGTACTTTTGAATTTCAGCTTTGATGTCATCAGCTAAAGCCAAATCTACTTTGTGACTTGCTAATTCAGTTTTAAAAAGTTTATTCCCGATTGTTTTTAATTCACTCATTTTATTTATTGATTAATTCTTACAATTGTTTTAACTCCGTCAACTTCTGTAATTGTAACGCTATCTGTTCCGCTGCCTGTTGTTACGCCTACGCCTTGATTTTGCAAATCTCCATTGCAACATTCTTTACTATACGTTCCGTCATCACATAGACAACCACGCTTTCCACCTTTTGGACTTGTTTTACTTTTTGTTTTCATATTTATTTATTATTTGTTTTATTTGTTCGATAACACTCGGTTGTTTAGATAGTTGTTTCTTTTCCTCTAACTTGTCAGCGAAGTAACCCTCTAAAGAAAACCCTTTTACTTTACCTGTTTTAACGTAGTCATTCCAAATAGTGTCATCTTCAACTTTAACGCTTGCCATCCACGAACCAACAGGAACTGATAAATTATAAATTGCTGACTTATCTTTTTGAACATCTTCAACTATCCAACTTTCAACAACAGTCAAGCCTTTAATTTCTTTATTGTGCTCTAAAGTCCAATTGTTTTGATTACCATTTTTAAAGAATAATTGACTTGCTTTGTTTACTGTATCTTTTGAGAAGTAGATATAATATTCATCTTCGCCATTTTTTCTGTAAATAGGTTTTTCAGGAATTAAAACTGCACCCATTAAAATACGTTTTTCGCTATCTACTTGAGCAAGTTTAATTTCTTCTGACTTTAACGCTACGAAATTTGATTCGATTGCAGGACTTTCAACAACTGAAATTGCATCTACTCCGCTTAACTCGTCTTTCTCGTCTATAATTAATTCAATTAAATTCATATCTTTTTTAAATTAAAACACTATAATTCAAAATTTGTTTTATATTTGTACTTCGCTACAACAATAAGATATTTAATCCCTGACATTTGTAGCGAGTGTTGGGGATTTTTTTAAACTATTTATTATGAAAAAAGTATTATTAATTTTAGGATTGTCTATTTCGTTATTTTCTTGTAATGATTATCAAAGACAACAAAACCAATTAGATGCAGAAAGTGATGGTAAATCTATTTTACTAAAAGCAGAAAGTGAAAAGAAAGCCGACATTGAACAAGCTAAAGCAAATTACGAAAGTGCTAAACTTGATGCAAAAACAAAAATTGAAAAAGCAAATGCAACCGCAGAAGCTAAAATAATACAAGCTAAAGCAGATGCACAAGCAAGAATTATGAATGCAGAAAGTCAAGCTAAAGCAAATGAAATGCTAAACAAATCTATTACTCCTACGATTTTAGAATATAATAAAATTAATCGTTGGAATGGTAAATTACCAACTACTACTTTAGGTAATCAAGGCTCAATTATAAATTTAAAATAATGAAATTACTTGTTTTAGTTTTAGTAGGAATACCAATACTTATAGTATTTTATATGTTAGTTGGTAAATTTATAAAAGATTTTTTTAGTAAATAAAATTTACTATATTTGCACTGAATTTTTCATAGTTTGAATTTTTAATTAGTTAATCATCATTAAAGCCACCCTTTCGGAGTGGCTTTTTTGTTATCCTAAACTTGCGTTATTGACTATGTTTCTATCTAAACTTTGTTGAGTGGTTACGTTATTAGCGACTACATACGCTTGCATAGGTTGTTGATTTCCTAACGTTTGTGCAATTTGATTTACTCCTGAATTACCTACTACGTTAAAACTTGGAGCAGGAGCAGCAGCTCCTCCATTAGCATTTGCAGAAGCACCGCCTGCACCGCCGCCACCTAAAGCAGATAATGCTTTTACTGTTGCTGCTATATTTGCAGCGATACCAACTCCAGCTGATATGTTATTAGCTGCAATATATGGAGGTGCGACATAAGGACCTAATTCTAAAGCTGCCCTTGCATTTGCTGCTTGTGTATTAATAATAATTTTAGCAATACCTACAGCACTTTCTGCAACAATTAAACCCTTTTGAATTGCTTTGTTTTTTTCAAATATTCCTTTTAAAACTGAAATTCCTGCAATAGTAGAATCAATGTTTTGATTTTGTATAGCTAACTTTTGGTCTGCTACTGCTTTTTCAATTTCAATTTCTTTATCCTTTTGAGTTTTTAAATTGTTTTGTCTTTCAATTGCTTTTTCAGCTTCTGTATTCCAATAAGCATCCTCTTTTTCTTGGTCTTCTTTTTTAAATCTTTCAGCAAGTTCTCTTTCTTTTGTAAGTTGTGCTTCTTTTAGTGCGGTTGTATCTTTACCAAATTTAGTAGCTTCTTCAATTAATAATCTATATTGCTCCTGAATTTGATATAATTCTTCTGCTCTACGTTCCGCTTCTGTGTCAATTTCACCCTGTCTAATTTTCTCTAATGCATCGGCTTTTTGTTTCGCTAATTCAATAGCCTTATCATTAGCCTCTTTCTGTTTAGCTTGTGCGTCTTTATTAGCTTGGTCGTCAATATTTTTAACAGATAGTTGTAAACCTGCTCTATCGTTTTTTAATTTCTCTAACCCTTTTAAACTTTCTTTTCGTGTTTCTTCTGCTTTCTTTTTTTCCGCTTCAGGATCAAATATTAAACTCGCACCCTTATCTACCAAATCACTAAAACCTTGAGCAAGTCCAAAGTTTTGACCTAATGCTTTGCCGACCATATCGACACCCTCTAATAATAAAGTTAAAGGTGTTTGTATAAATTTAATTATACCCGCTAAAATATCTTTATTACGTTGCGACGCTGCTATTTGTGCTTTTGCAGTTATATCATTTTGTGCAATTTGGTTTTCAGTCGCTTTTATAACCTCATCAGTTTGAGCAATCTTTAGTTTTAAAATATCCTTTTCGCTTTTCCCTTGTAACTTTAAAATATTTTCTTGACCACCTATTGCATCTAATTTACCTTGTTGAATATCTAAATTAGCTTGTGCTTGGGCGTTTAGTTTTTCTTGCTCCGAACTTACACCGCCAACTAACTCTTTAATGTCATCCCAATAAGCTACAATAGCACCTAAAGCAATTAATAAAACACCTACACCTGTTGCAGCGATACCTGTTTTAATTCCGTTTAAAGCTATTCTTGCTGATATACCTAATGCTTTGAAAGCTACTGCACCCTCACGAATACCACGTACACCTTCAGCTAATGCCATTGAACCTTGAACTTTTATCAATGCTTCTTCAAGTTTTTGACTCTCTCCACCTGTTAAAGCCATTGCACCCTGCACACCTGCAAAAGTAGAAGTAACACCTTGTAAAGCACCACCTAACTTTGCATCAAATGTAGTAGCAGCAGCATCAACAACCATATCGGTTTGCATTTGAACCTTACGATAATTACCAACAGTTTGAAGTAAGTCTTGATATTCTTTAGTGGCACTTTGACCAGCTAAAGCAAGTTCATAAAGTCTATCCTCCGCCTCTCCCATTCTTGATGTTAGCGGTTGTAAATCACCATAAACTTCTTCAAATGTAGCGTCTACACTTTTAGCTGACTTATCAACTTGTTTTAGTGCCTTGTCTAAATTTTCAAGTCCTCCAACTGCTTTAAGCGAGTTAACATCAATTTCTATCGTCTTGGTAATTGCCATTTGATTTGGTTTTTAAATTCTTTAAAATTTTCAGGAATTTTATATTTTCCTTTCGCTATGTCTACGCTTTCGCTTGCTCCTATCTTTTGGAATTCAAGCATTTCAATAATTAGTTTAAGCATTTTGTATAATTGGTATTTCTATGTCTATACTTGTTCCTGTTTCGTCTTCCCATTTGCCACTAATGTAGCCTATCCTTTCAGCTCCTGTTGTGTTTTCAGATATATCTACTAAAATTGTTGTGTCCTTGTTGTAGTCAATAGATGTGTAATCAATCCATGTAAATAAAGATGTTTGTAGCGATATTATAGGGCTTACATTTCGTAATAATAAAACCTCTATTTTTTGTGCGCTGTTATCAACTTCGTAAAATGGTTCAAAAGCAAATCGGTTACCTATTGGCACTTCTCCACTTCGATAATCTGTTAATAATTCGAGTGTAGTTTCTCCACTTGTTAAATCGGTTGTCATTTTATTAATTGTGTATTTTTTGTCACGAATAATAATTCTATCGTTTAATTTAATATCAATTAACTCTACTGGATTGAAGTAACATTTTACAATAACTAATCTACTTTTGATATTAAAAATATTACCTAAATAGTTTTCGTAGTGTCTTTTGTAAATTCCATTTGAAACGCTACTTAAAAACCAAGTAGATATTTCTTCACCAAAATTTAAAGTAAGGATAGTCCCATTACTATAATCGTTTGAGAATCTTCTATATTGAACAATATGCTGATGACCTCCAGTTAATAAATCAATTCTAATATTTGGAGTTACTGTTTGAACTCCATTATCGTACATCAATAATGATTTCGGTAAGTAATTACTTAAATCATTCTTTTTAAAAGTTATCGTTTGAAAATTGCTATTTGTTTTTCTTTCGTACATAGCATTTTCAAAAGGTAACTCTACGCTGAAAGTATTACTTTCTAAACTATCTATTTGCTCATAGGCTAAATCACCATAAGAGAAATTACGAGTTGACAAAAATAAATCATCGAATTTAGTATTTAATATATTTTCAGATTTTTGATATTTGAAATTTATGTTTTTGTACATTGAAGTCTTTTTCAATTCAATGTCATCAGATATTACATTTGCACTTATGTCGTTATAACGCCCATCGTTGTAATATAACTCTAAAGGAATTAACTCGTAGGTTGTTTCATCTTGCGGAATAATAACAAGGTTAAACATTTTTATTAACCCCGTAATTAAATCTATTAATTTTAAGTCAGGAGCGTATCCACCGATATCGATTGTACTTGCAATAGTTTGACTTGGACTTGTTGCTGTGTAGCCTATACTTCCAGTTCCTATTCCTGCATTATAAACAAGCATAGTAGTAAAAGAAAAACCACTTTGAGAACTTATGTATACGGAATATTTATCATTTCTGTTTTGTGTTGTTATAGGTCCTGAAAAAAAACCACGTGTGCCACTACTTCCAACTACGTTAGTAAATGAATTATCTAAAACTCCATTCTTATAAATTAGTATGTCGTATGGTTGTGTGCTTGCTGTTGTTACTGCTATACCTATAAAACGATAATTACTAACACCTGACCTAATAGATAAACCTACTTCATCAGTAATTAAATCCAATTCAGTAAAAGCAGTGCTACTCTTTGCAGTAAAATTCACTTTTAAAGGAGTTAACTTTTGGCTAAAACTTTCGGAGTTTTTAAACAACATCCATAACTTTGTAAATTGTGGATAGTCTAAAAAAGCACCCGTAAAATTCAAATCGTAAGTGTCCGATATCTTTTGCATTATAAAAGATAAAGGTATTGCAGGAAATAAACTATTCCATTTTATAGAACCTGTATTAATGGTTATGTCGTTTGAACCCCCAGTATTATAATCGTAAATCCTATCGTGTGCAAATAAAGGATAAGATACATTACCAGTTGAGGTTGTAATTCGATTGATTACTTCGGTACTTGTAAACGTATGGTTTAAACTACTAAAATCTAAATTCGCTAACTTATCTTCTTTTAAAATGTCTTTTATATTCTTTGCTTTTCCATAAAATACAATCGAATACGAATCTACCATATTATCCTTATACTTCACATCGTTTAAAGCAAAGGCACCCTCTCTGAAAGTTCTTGTATCTATTTCAATATATCCGTTATATTTTACTCTATGGTCAAAACATCCATCTAAACTGCTTTCGTACCAATGCTTGAAAATTTCATTGTTAGTAGTACTTGCAGGAATAGTAAAACTTTGAGTAAAATCAGTCTTTGCTTTTGATACATCGGCAATATCTTGAACACTTGAAGTAACGCTTATCTTTTCATCTTCAAATAATTCAATGCGTTTAGCTATTCCATCAACATAAATGTAAAGTGCTACCATTATATCACATCGTTTATTAGTCCGTAGTTGTACTCAAATTCAATTTCGTAGTTAATGTTTTTATCTTTCAAATGCGTTTTAATATCAAATGATTGACTTTTAACTATTGCAGGTTTATTATCTAATAACACTACTTCACTCAACATTAAATCTTGTATTAACTCACTATAATTTTCATCAACCCATCCTGTATTGCATTTTATCTTTTGCGTACCTTGAAAATTAAAACGTTGTTTAACGCCTTGTAATGGATTGTAATTTATTGAACTTGGTAATAGATTAAAGTCTTTAGATTTTACGTCTATGCCTTGCGAATTTGCTTTAAAGAAAGTAAGGTACTGCCAACCGCCATAACGATTAATAAAAGTACATACAACTGGAGTATATTTTGGCTCACAAAGTTCTTCCGCATAAAAGAAATTTGTTTCTACATTTTCTGTTGCTTGAAGTATTGGAAATTTCCATATTGCTCTCTCGGTAACATCTACATAATCATAAGAAGTATCATAGTTTCCAACTTCTAAAAAGAAACTTGCATAATTTGTATCAAAATCTTTAACGTAGTTTTTAATTGAAGTATTGAAAAGCGGAACTATTGTATCTGTTGTACTTTGATTATATCCATCTAAATATTGAGTATATCCGTTCAAACAAACATAAACCTCATCAAGTATTTCAACATCATCTGAATAGCTTATCACTCGCATATAACACCATGTATTTACATTTTCTTCAGTAGGTACTGAAACGTTAACAGGTGCAATAGGTTTAATAAAACTTTGTGCTAAATTAGAAACATTCCAATAAAGTTTAGTTTGTGTCGGACTTGGTATTTGTTTAGTAAAAGTATAGTTTGGAGTTGTAGGTTCAGTCGTTCCTTTATTCCACAAAAACACTTCTATCTTTGCCGAAGTTTGCCCTACCTCATCAACTTCTATAAAATACGGACTTCTTATAAATATCTTTTTCATTTCTTATTAATTGTAAATTCTAAAAATTGTTCAACATCTAAACCATACGCTTCAATCAATTCATCTGGCAACCTTTCAAATGCTTTCTCAAATGGCTTTGTAAAAAATAAACTCGGTTTAATTCCATTCTTAAAAATACCATTACGAACTAAAAACGCTGTTGATTGATAAGACATAAATTTTCCCGTTTCTTTATTACGAAATTGAAAACGTCTTTTTGTTACCCATTGCGTAATTGGTTTTAATGGTGGTTTTTTACTTTTATAACTAAATGGAGTATTATATTTCTTTTGTGTTCCGCTAACTCCCTTATCTTGATACGCTCCGTAATCTTCCATCAAAAAAGCCATTCTAAAACTATTCGCTCCTACTTCAATTTCTTTGTCAAGTGAATCATATAGTTTCTTATCTACATTTTTATTCTGTTTAGTTAAATTACTTCTTGATTGCTGAATTACATATTTAGCAAATGCGTTTAAATACTCTTTTGTATTCTTATTATCTAACATATAGTCATATCGTTTCTAACTAATACATCAAATGTAACTGCCCACCCTGCTAAATCGTTTTCAAATCTTTCTGTAAAAGGCTCGAAACTTGGCGAACCTGTTAACTCCCAGAAGTCGCTTCTTAAATCCCCACGATTTAACCTATCTAAAACACGAACTCCTACCGCCATTTGAGTATTCCAAATATCTACTTTATTGCTTTCATCTTTTTGGTTAAGTAGATCCATCATTAAAATAGTAACATTGAATTGAATTGTATTTCCTTGATGTGTTGCACTATTAATCATAATATGCGACAAAGGGAATAGCGTACGTTTAGCTAAATCAACTTCAAAAATATCACCTTCAGTAGCTGTATTTACAAAATGTTCTTCTAATAACGCTTCTTTAATCTTATTTATTAAACTATAAACCATTTCGTTTTATATTATTTATTTCTATTTGTGTTTTTTCCTTTTCAAATACTAACCACGTCATCAAAGTAGTTATCGGTAATTTAGTTACTGCGTCAAAGTTGAGAATGTTTCCTTGAGCTGCTGCGTAAATTGATTGATACCAACCCCATTTTTTGCCAAAAGCTTCTTCACTTGCTCCGATTGTTCCGCTTCGTTCTGTATATAATGCGTCAAACCGATCACGCAATCGTTTAGCAAAGTCGAAAAAAAAAGCATACAACCTAAAGCAATATCTAAAGGCATATACTTTAAAACCTCTGAATACTTGTCTGAACTTTCGTATTGTTCAATAGTATAAAGTTTGTTAACTTTTGTTTTAATCGGTCTAAATAACACCGCCATTGCTTTATGAAGTGTTTGCGTATCACTTAAATAGCTTTCTATATCGATATACTCTCCTGAAGATAAATCTTCTAACTTCGGAATAAATCCAAACTCGTAAACTCCTAATTTAAAAGTTTGAGTAAGTTTAGGTTTTTGTTGTAATAGTCCGTTAATATGTTTTAATATTTCGCTGACTTCTGCTATTCGTATTCTTGCTACGTCTTTTAATTCAATATTACAAAAGATTTCAATCGTCTTTTGATTTACAAATTCGCTCGGCTCGTTATCCTTTATCAACTTTTCAAATCGTTGATATTGGTAAAGAGTAATTTCGTTTAGATTTTCGGGTATGGTTATATTTATCTTCATATCATTATTAAAACACAATTAGTGTATTTTTGTATTAAGTGTTTGTAGCTATTTTATAAGCGTGAATAAGTTTCTTTATTTCTCCTACATTGCGAGGCATATTTATAATAACGTTTTTACCTGTCTTTTTTAAAATATGTATTTCTACCATTTCAATCATTTGTCCGTATGTAGGTTGATTAGTAGACATAGTAGTTACCTTTGTTTGGAGTTCCTATTGATTCCATTTCGTGATACCTAAAAGCATCTATTGCGTGATTAAACATATCAATAGGTTTATTTAAAGTAGCACCTGTTTTTTTGTCTTTATCCCAAGCGTATTTTCTTAACTCGTTTATTAAATTAGTTGATTGCTTTGTAATTAAATATTCTTGTTCCTGCATAACTTGAATACCGAAATTTATACTATCTGAACCTTTACGGACTGGTCTTGCATTAATTCCAAATGCTCTTAACTCTGCAATAGATTTTGGTTCTGCACTATCACAATAGCAATCCTCTTGCGTTTTAATAAACTTTGCTATCTGACTATTTGATAATTCCTTTTGATAACAAATTTCGTTTATAATTCGTTTGTCATTCCATTTGTAAACTTCAACTATTGCGGTCGGGTCGTTTGAATAACCAAAATCGACACCATAACCTAAAAGACGTGCATCGTCTGGTAATACGTCAATCTGTTGCCAATTATTAAATATAACACCTTCAAGTGTACCTATCTGACCAAGTCCGTAAACCTTATACCAATTATCCCAATAGCTTGAAGTACTTGCTTTTTCTTTTGCTTTTAAAATAAAGTTAAGAGCGGATTCAGGACAAGCCTCATTATCTTTATAGGTTACAATAATAAAATCAACGTCGCTATCATTTTGCAAATCGGTATGAAACCAAAACTCATTAACTGGATTCCAATCCAAATAAACTCCTTTTTTTGTACGTGATGCTAATTCTGTATAAGCGTGAAAGTTCATATTATTAGCTTCATTCATATAAAGATAATCACGTCTTGCACCTCTTAACTTGCTATCATTATCAGCACTAAAAAATTCTATTTGTGAACCATTAGAAAAGTTATATTTAAAATCAGTTGCATTCCATCGACTATCAACCCAACGCCCTGTGTCAATCATAATCTTTTTAAAATCTTTCATTGCACCACGTTTCAAATGTGGTATGGATTCCGCTACAACTGAAATTTCAGATAATTTATTCTTTGCTGCGATATCAATTAAAATCGGAAGCACCGCAAATGTTTTTCCACTTGAGGTGCCTCCTTGAATTCCTTTGACAAATTTTGTCAAATTCTTTATTTTATTTATAGTTGTGGTTCTAACAAACATCTAATCTGGGAATAATGGTTGTTCGGTTATAATAGTGTTTTCTGTCTTTTCGGTAAGGTTGTTTAAACGTTGTGTAATCGATGGATTATATATTCCTGACATACCTCCTTCAATTTGGTCTGTTCTAACTGATTTACGTATACGTGAACAGATAGTTTGATAATCTGTATATCTTTGTTCGGTATTAGCAAAATATTGGCTTAAATCGCTTATAATTTCGTTATCGTAGCACCAACATTCAAACCCATCTATTGTAAGTGGTCTTTCTTTAGTTCTATAAACCATTTCAGCATCTTTGCCTACGTAGTCCTGAACTTGAATAGGATTACTTTTAACCCATTTTTTATAGGTTTCAAAATACTCCCACATCTTTTCAGGTGTTTCTATGTATTTTCGTTTTCCCATAATTAGTTAATTTGAGTATTATAAACTTTTTCAATTTCGTTTATCATATCTCTCCAACAACTCCCGCAAGTTGAACCACGATAAGGAGTATTAAAAACTCTTTCGTAAATTGCTTTTAATTGTTCTTGCATTTTAATTGTTAGTTGATTTGGTTTGTTTGGTAAAAACTCTTGTAACCAAATTAAATCCGTTTCGTTTATGCAACTTACTTGCTTATAAGTCCATAATTTATTAAGTGCTTCTTTTCTTTCTTCACATCCGCAATCTTCCCCTAAAATAGCTTTTGCAACTGTTGCTATTCCTGTTGATTCAAATATGTTTTCTACTGTATCACCTAATCCTTTTAGTTTTCTTCCTCTTGCCATTGTTATAAATTATTATAATCGTTTTGAAATAAATCTTTTAATTTTCTTTTGTGTTCTTTAAGCGAGTGGAAAATACTCGTTTTACTTATCTTTGTTTCATTTGCTAATTCTTGCATACTTAAACCGCTATCCCTATAAATCGTGAATAACTTTTTATCGTAAGGATCCCAACTATTTACTTCTGCTTCGCATTTGGTTCTAAACTTATACCAGTCAATTTCTTCATCTTCATTAAATTCATCTACTATTAAATACTTTTCGTCAACATCACCTTCATTATAAAACGATTCGTAATTATCTTTTTTTAAAAACTGCCTAATAAATACGGAACGAATACAAATAAATACATAACTTTTGTTTAAAATGTCATTTGTAAAGCATTTGTCATAACTCGAATACAAGTGCATCTTTATATAAGTTTCCTGTACTATGTCCTCTGCATCTTGTTTAGAGAATACTGAAGCCATTTTAATAAGCTCTTTGTGATACTTGTATAGTTCGTTTAACATTTTTATAAATAACCGCTTAAAACTAACAAAAAAGCGGTTTATTCAATTATATAAACCCCATAAGAACGTTTTAGTTTGTGTAAAAGTAATTAATTATTCAATACCGTAATAAAAATAATCCAATTTTTTTATAATTTCTTTTAATCGTGTTGGATTTTGTTTGTTTACATAAAGTTTATTTTTCTCTATTTCCAATTCTTGAAAGGATTGTTGTTTAGGTTTTTTCATAGTTTAATATTTATCGGTTTAAGGTTTAAGGTTTAAATACCCCCTTATAGGGGTATTATTAAACCATCATAAACCGTGCTTTTTTCTATTTTTAAACCATTAAACCATCGATTAACTGCATATTTTAACGATGAAATGCGTTTTTTAATGGTTTAATAATTATTTTCTATTTTTAAACCGATAGCTAAAAAAACATAAAAAAGTCAATGTTTATAAGGCTTCATGATGGTTTAATAATTGTTTTTTGTTGATGGTTTAATAATTCATCGGTTTAATTAAAATAATTGTTAAACCATTAAACCATCAGCAAAATCTTGTAAGAAATATCCGCCTTTTGGTACGTCTTGAGAAATCCAATTCATTTCTTTTGCATACTTTAAAAATTCTTTAATAGCATTGTCACCCATATCATTTGTATTTTCTCTTACCTTTTCAATTAATACGCTATAACCTAAATTTTGGCTCTTTTTAAGCCCGCTATAACACTCTAATAGTATATTGTATCTTTCGGTATTGCTTAATGTTTTTCGTGTCTTACGTCCAGCCTTTGGAGGTTCGTAACATTCGTCCATAATTTTTGGCATACCTTCGTTAATTCTAAATGAAAAATTATCAGGTTTTGCGTTACGTGTTTGCAATGCTTCGACTATCTTAATGCTGTCATCTTCTTTACTTGAAGATATTTGCAAAACTGTTTCTGACTTGTTCATTAAAATAGTGCCTAAATGTCCACGCATTTTATTACTATCGCTTGGGTTTTGGTGCAATACATAGCCAATAGCAACATCATTAATTGTAGCCCATTTACGCAAAGTGTCCGACATTTCAGTAGCTAAAATTTCATCGTTAATAGATTTTACAAGGTCGGCAATTCCATCGATAATAACAAGTCCAACGCCTTCAGTATTTTGTATTAAATATTCTGTGTACGCTCGACGCATATCGGTATTAACGGCGTCAAAAGCATACATAAGTAGGTTATCAATTTTATAATCTTCTACCATTTTTTTTACTCTTTGTATTGCGAGAGCTACGTGATAGTCAGATTGTTCAGTATCTATGTAAATTATTTTATCTTTTCCTTTTGGCAGGTATGAAGATAACATACCCATTTCTCCTTTTTTCAAAACAGCAGCGTTAATTAGTGCCATTAAAAAAGACTTTCCTACTTTGGCTTTTCCTGTAATTCCAAAAATATTTTTACGTGTTGATATAATTTTCCCACCTACTTGCAAAACTGTTTCAGGTTTTGGTATTTGGTCGGTAGGTCTAATACGATATTTCTCAACATTTGAAAAGTCAAGTTTTGCGGGTTTATCTACTTTTATTTTTTCAAACATGATTTTTAAATTTTTGTATTGATAAATTTACATTTGTTTCTAAATGCGAAGTTACATTTTCTTTGTCCCAAAAATCCCAAATGTGAACAAATTCTTTTTCGAGTGTTGGGTATTTCGATAATGTTTCACGTGCTTTTTTCGGTGACATGTTGGCTAAAAAATCATCTGTAATAACTTTGCACAATTCAGTTTGTTTTATTTGATCTGTTAAAAATTCAATACGAAAATCTATATTTTCAGAAAGTAACTCATTTAATTTACCTGTTGCAATATCCACGCATTTATAGTGCCTTGTAAATTCCTGTAAATTATAAGCGTATAATTTTGCAAATAATAAATTATCCTGAATTGTTTTTGTTTGCGTTTGTTCTAATACTTCTAAAATACAGTTATAGGCTTCAATATCCTTTTCGTTTGGTCTGTTAGCTTTACTAATTGTAAATCCTAATCTACTTATTGCTTCACGTAATTTCATAATATTGGTACTACTTTATTAATAAAATCTTCTAAACTACGAATTACAAAATAATCCCCACCATTTTGCTTTACTCTATTTTCAAAAATCTTTTGCTCAGTACTTTGCGAACCTGTTGAAGTTTTAACCTCAACTGTAATATATCTTTTATTAGGGCATAATATTACAAGGTCGGACGCACCTTTTAAAAGTCCATTTTGTTGTAGTTTTGAAAGTATATCTATCATTATTTTAGCTGGTAACGGATATGGTATTTCATTTGGAACTGAAAATATAATATGCGTTTTGAAATAATTCTTATTCATGTAAAGTATTATATCCTGTTGGTGCTTTGCTTCAAGTTCTTTTCTCATAATATTTTTCGAGTTTAGTTTTTATTTTATTTATAATAAATGCTTTTGTGCGTAAATTTGTGCCTTCTAATTCTGAACCTTGAATACTTGAATAAGGTTCTTTAATTATATTTCGTATAGACTGTTCAAATTTTCCATTTTTTTCGGTACGTTTAAAAGTTCCAAATGTAACTTCGTGACGTATGAATAAATCTAAAATTTGATTTATTAAAATAGTCCATGCAAAATTTTTATCTTTTTCAATTCGTGTGCAATATTCAACTATTTTTTTTCCGTTTGGTAATGGAATTTCATCAACCAATACAGCTACATCGTCCGTTATTGTTTTTTCTTTTTTTGGCTCTTCAAAATTACAATTCGGGCAAGCTATTTCATTTTTAACGTAAATCATTCCGCAGTTAGTACATTGCTTTGTTTGATCAAGTGCTTCACGTTTTGGTTTTGGCTTTTCGTTTGCTGAATAAAAAATACTTTTCCAGTCTATTTCGTCCGACCATTTACCATGCGTTTCAATATTCCCGCCTAAATCAATAACTTTAAAATGTGGTTTGTAAATTGCATCACATTTACGACCTCCACGCCCTACCATTTGCAACCATAAAGAAAGCGATAAAGTAGCGCGATTAATAATTACTGATTGTATTGTAGGTTCGTCAAATCCAGCCGTTAAAACCCCGCAATTTAATAGAATAGCATCGGGAGTTTCTTTAAACCATTTTAAAATTGGTTTACGTTCCGATTGCTTTGTATTTACGCTGTCAAGCATTCGTACATTTTCGTAACCAGCATCAATAAAACTTTCAAAAGTAGCTAAATTTGTTGAGGTACTTGAATTAAAAACAATTGTTTTTTCTCCTCTGCAAATGGCTTCATAATTTTTCACAACGTTTGGCTGTTTAAAATATGCATCAGTTGATTTCGTGTCGTAGTCACCTGTTTTGCTGTCTATTGAAAAGTCAGAACGATTACAACCGCCTATTTGGTAATTCAAATCTCTTACTAATCTATCGTTTAGTATCAACTCTGAAATAGATTGCCCTAAAATAATATGTTCGTAAATTTCAGAATATGAAAATTTGCGGGTATATTCGTAAGTTTCATAATTGCAACATTCTGTTATTATTTCGTGTTCTTTTTTACAACGGTGGCAACGTGTGAAATTAATTTTTTTTAAACTTGAAGGCGTGGCTGTAACCGCTAATATCTTTGCTGTTGGAAAATAGTCAAATACTTCTTTGTGTAAATCCAAATGAGCTTCATCTATAATGATAAGACCAATTTCTTTAACAAATAAAGGATTATTTTTCAATCTATTTTTTAGCGTTTGAATCATTCCTACATAAGCATTAGCATTATGTTTTAATGATTTCTTTGAAGCAATAACGCTTTCACAAGATACACCAATATTACGTAATGTTTCTAATGTTTGATTAATAAGCTCTTCACGATGTGCTAATACTAAAATTTTCTTTTGATATTCTTTTATAAATCGTTTGGCTATAAAAGAAAACACAGCCGTTTTCCCACCTCCTGTTGGTAACTGAAATAAAAGTCGATCTTTAGTTTTAAATTCCGTAAATATTTCATTAATTGATTTTTGTTGGTCTGGATATGGTTTCATTTGTCCAATAAATCAATTGATGTTTCAATTTTTTCTAAAATCATAGCTATTTTTTCTAAAGCCGTTGGATAGTTATCATAAACAACAAATGCACTTTTTAAAATTTCATTTCTTTGTTTTTGAACTTTCAATAATTCATATTGAACCTCAATCATTTCTTTTTCAAAATCTGTCATAATATAAAAGTATTAAATTAAAAAATCCCATTCATTCGGCAGTTAAGTGAGACGTGCCTCCTGAATAGGATTTATATAATTTTTTCTATTTGTGTAATGCGTCTCACTTCATTACTTTTACAAAAACACAAAAAAAACCGACCTATAAAACATATAGGTCGAAAGTTTTTATTAAAAGTTTTAGATTTTCAATATTTGTGCTAAAAGGGTAAATCGTCAGCGGGTGCTTCTTGAATTGGAACTGCTGGAACTGATTCGCTATTATTCCAAATAGTTGTAAATCCATCGCCTATAAAAATAGTAGGTGCTTTTGCGTCACGTTCCTCTTTTGTTTGAATTACACAAGCGAAGTGAGTTTTATCAATTCGCATATTATCTTTTATGTAAATAGTTTTAGTTTCTTTTACAGGAACTAACTCGAATTTAACTTCTTGCAATTCTACTTGCTCCCCTTGTTTGTTTTGGTAAGTTCTTTTGCTTACTAAATTTCTTAATTTGGTAGCGTCTAATGTTACGGTAATCTTAGTCATTTTTAATTGTTTTTAAGTATTCTCTAATATTTGTAACTCTTTGTTGTAAATCGGCAATTACTTCTTCCGAATAATCAATTTCAAATGTTTTTATACGATATTTTTTATCCATATTATCGTAATTATGTTTATCTTCATAGGTTAGTTCTTCGGGCGTGTTTAAAAGAACATAAGTTAAAACCGCTTTTTTGCAACCTGTTAAGTGCATATAAACCTGTAACTGATAAAAATAATCTTTATTTGGGATTTCATTTTCAAAAAGTGGAAAAGTAAAGGCGTCCCAACTGCATTTTATATCATAAACAACATCGTTAACAATTAAGTCAGGCGTTCCACAAAAGAACTCATCTTCAAAGAATTTTTCATTTTTAAGAGTAAAAGGTAAATCTAACCATTCTATTGCTTTGTCAATTGCTGTATCTTCTAATTGCAAACCTTTTGTTAAATACTTGCTTTTTATTTCTTTACGGATTCCGTAAATCTTTTCAATTAACCACTCTTTAACGTATGTTTTTGTTGTTTCTGAAAGTAGTTCACTTTTGCTACGCGCGTTGGTCATTATCTTACCACTCGCGCTGGCTCTAATTTTAAAGTTCATTTAGTTTTTGTTTTATAGTTTCTGAAATTTCGTATTTGTTTGCAATATCTTCTATTGTGAATTGTTTGCTTTTTAAGGCTTGACAAACTTTATGCCAATTTGGGTGTGTTTCATCTAAAGGAATTAATGTCGTGTCTAAAGAATAGTTAATAATATCCTTTCTATTTAAGTCAGAACCAAATAATTTACCAAAACTATCACAAGCATCTTTTATCGCTATTGTTTTAGCAACAGGAAAAGCCATGCTTAATGCTCCGTTATTGATATTTGCTAAATCTGCTGGACTTGTTCCTTTAGCTGTTTGTAATTGACTTGCCCCTATTCCATCGTGGAAAAGCCATTCACCCGTAATAGGGTGTAAATAATGAACTCTAACAGTTACCCAAACTCCATTAAAAGATTGACCTTGTCCTGTAATTTCTATTTTATAAGATTTAAAAATAGTTTTTAAAAGGTATTCAATTCTTTCAATAGGTAGGTATTTATACCCACGAATAAAAGGGTGTTCTTTAACCCACGTTTGGTTAGGCGGTTGATTCATTAAAGTAACAAATATATCATTTTTTTGTACTGATAATTTATCACTATAAATGTCTTGAATTTTCGGAAGTGCTCCCATAATTTTGATTTTTAAAGTTATGCAAATATAACATTATTTTGTTAATTAATACTATTTTTCAAAAGTTTTTTATATTCACTATTAATTTTTTCGTTATTCTGACCTCTTTTTTCGAGTTTACGCATAATTCGTTTTATTTGTTCAAAGCGTTGTTCGGGTGTTTTCATTTTTTATATGTTTTAATATTTCTTTTGCCTCGCCTTCTTTTAATGAAATGTGAAATAAGCTATTGTGATAACTTTCTAAAATTTCAATAGTATTTTGTTCTTCCATTTCTTTGGCTTCATCAATTACCCAATGAGCATTATCACTTATATAATTATTTATTTTAAGTTGCTCTAATAACCATTCTACTGCTGTTTGTTTCATAATCCTTTTTCTTTTTTGAAGATTTCTAATAATTCAGCATAGCTACATG